GCGGACGCTTACGCCGAGTCGATTGCCAGCGGAAGCTCGGTGGCGAATTTGCGCATCGTCGATTCATGCAAGCGTTACTTAGCCGAGCGCAAGGCGCCGGCATCGCACGACGTGTGGTGGGACGAGTCCCGAGCTGAGGAAGCGCGAGCGTTTGCGCGCCGGTGCGGCCAGGGCGTTGAGGAGGGCGCCGGCAAACCATTGGAGTGGATGCCTTGGCAATGCATGGTTGCAATGGTGCTGCTCGCCAGGCGTCGAGTCATCGGTAAGGTGAAGACCGACACGCCGGCAACAAAGGCGCTGCTGCTGGTGGTGGCGCGTGGAAACGGCAAGACCGAGTTTGCAGCGTCCATGATCATGGCGGCGATGCGCGATGGATCGCAATCGTTGGAGTTCTCGTCGGTTGCCCCGGATGGTCGGTTGGCTCAGAAGACGTTCGAGCGCATGGCGACGATGTGCAGGACGCTCGCGCTCGATGATACCGACAAGGATGAGAAGGGATGGAAATCTTCGGGCGGTTCAACACCGGCGCACCCTGGCAAAGTCGTGCACGGCGGAAACCGGTACATATCGTTGCCCTGTACTGATCGTGCCCTGGACGGTTTAACTAGTAGACTGACGGTGAGCGATGAGACAAGTCGCATGGATCGAGCCTTTGGCCGTTTGCTTACTGGTCTAGCGAAATTCGCGACTTCGCAACTGTTGGCGATCACGACGCCCGATCCGGAGCAGAAGACCCGCCCGATTTGGGGCTATTGGCAGGCGTGCGAAGCCGCAATCAACGACGGAACGCCCTATCCGGCGGGTTGGTGGCCCATGATTTACGGCCTCGACGCTGAAGATCAGGCGTGCGACCCAGCTGTTTGGGCGAAGGCGCACCCCGGTCTAGGCGTCATTGTTGACCCGACGCAGCTGCAATTAGCCGCCCAAACGATGCTCAATACCGGTGATCCGGTGCAGATTGCTGAGTTCGAGACGCAGTTGGCGTGCAGATACCACGAGATTGCAACGACTGATATCGATCTTGCGGTGTTGGAGCGGCAGATGGTCGACTGCGACTGGGATCGCCTCCGCGGCGCACCGGCTGTCATCGGTATCGACCTCAGTCGGGGCGGCTACGGGCCGCAGCTTGACTTGACTGCGCTGACCATCATGGTGGTCGATGGTGGCATCATTCGCGCACGCAACGTGTGCTGGTGGGCCGGTACAGATATCACGCTTGACGAAAAGCGCTGCAAGAACCCGCTTCAAGTGTGGATTGAGGCCGGACACCTACGCCGCATGCCTGGAGAATGGCAGGATATGTCGATTGTTGAGGCTGAAATCGAGCATTTGATGACGCTATATGACGTCCGCAAGATCGGCGTTGACCCTCATCCAGCGCAAGCGCGAGACATTCGGAGATGGCAAGACCGCGGATGGCCCATCGTTGCGGTGGATCAGAGCATCCGCACGATGGCACCAGCTTGGAAGCTGTGGGGTGATTTGCTCAAGTCAAAGCAGTTGTGCTACCAAGTTGACCCGGTTCTAGCTTCCGGACTAAACAACGTGCGCTTGATTCGCGACAACGTTGGCAACACGCGACCAGTGAAGGGTCGCAGCGCCGGCAACATGGATGTCATCGTTTCCGGCAACATGGCTGCGCTGTTGATGGAGCATCACCAGGTGCGCGAAGCAACCGGACTGAGTACGAGCAGTTGTCCGATCGGGTGAAGTAAGTACTTCACCGTGAAGATATTTTACGTTTAGGTGCCAAGTCCATAAATCGCTATTGACAGTCCTAGGCGGACTTGTTCCATGCTCTGCGTGAGCATCTTCGCCAGGTTCATGGGATTCAGAAGCGCCACGGTTGTCTACGCACGACCGGAGCCGTTAGCCGCACCGGCTATATCGTCCCTCCCTGCGGTCGTGCGAGCGACGCAGTTGATAGCGGCAGACCTTGCACGGCTACCGTTCCACGTCGTTGACAGCGACGGTCAGATCGTTGACTCGCCGATTACGCAACTGATGACACGCGATGCGTCGCGCTGGCAGTCAGGCTACGAATTTCGCCGCTACGTCACATCTTGCGCGCTTGATTCCGGCAACGGCATCGCGCTGATTCGTCGTGATAGTTCAGGCGCTGTTGCTGAATTGCAGCCGGTTCCCACTGGCTCAATGATGGCTGAAATCACCGAGGAAGGCGTGGAATATCGCGTTGCCGGAGTGACGCTGACCTCCGACCAGGTTCTACACATTGGTTGCTATCCGGATCCGTTTCGACCGCAATGGTTCATTGGGCCGATGGACGCCGCTCGCGCTGCGTTCAACCTTGCCGCAGACCAGGACGCAGCCCACTCGGCACTGATTCGCACCGGCTCAAGTGGCAAGGTCGCGATCAGTCATCCGGGCGCGATGTCCGATCAAACGGTTCAAGCAATCCGGGACGCCTGGCAAACCATGCACGCGACCGCCGATGGCGCATCGCGTCCGCTGATTCTTCGCGAAGGCATGAAGGCTGAAAAGATCAGCCAAGAAACAACGGGCACAAACCTCGAAAGCCGTCGCTTCTCTGTTCAAGAAATTGCAAGAGCTTACGGAGTGCCTCCGGAAATGCTTTACCAGCAGGGCGGTGGCGCTCTGTCATCACAATCCGAAACCGCACGCGCATACGTCGACGGCGCTCTTGCCCAATGGGTGAGCGCGTGGGAGTCGGAACTCACGCGGAAACTTTGCCCCCCCGGACAAAGTGCGCGCCTCGACGTTGACGTGTTGTTGAGAGGGAATATGCGCGACGCTGGTACGGCGTTGTCTGCGCTGGTGCTTTCGGGAATCATGAGTAGTAACGACGCTCGGCATCGCATGGGCTTGCCTCCGATCCTGAACGACGACTTCGACATGCCGTCGGTCGCCATGCCAGGTGGAAGCAGTGCCGCGGCCAATGACGTCCCGAATTCAGGAAACATGGGGGACGAAAATGCTTGAGATTCGTACTACGAAACTCGCAATTCAGGGTGACAAGATCGGTGGCTACGCCTCGGTCTACGACGCCCCAAGTCACCTACTCACTATTCGCGGCATCAACGGTGGCAAGCCATTCGTTGAGCGCGTTGCCCGTGGTGCGTTTGACGCATCGCTCGGCTCAAACATCTCACTACTCGTTGGTCACGACGCACGCGACCTACTCGCCAACACCAAGAGCGGACTACTGCAGCTACGCAGTGACGCGCACGGCCTTGCCTTCGAGGTGACGCTGCCAGCAAACAACCAACGTGCACAAGACGTGCGATCGTTGGTTGACGCTGGTGTGTTGTCAGAGATGTCCTTTGGTTTCCAAGTCATCGCCGACTCATGGGTCGGCAACACTCGCACACTCTCGCAAGTCTCCTTGCGCGAAGTTTCAATCGTTGAGTCAGGCGCCTACCCGCAGACGGTCGCCGAAGCCCGAACCCTCCAGTCGGGCTTAGCCCGTCTACGTCTGCGACTAAGGATGCCATCATGAAACTGTCCGAAATGTTTGAGACCCGTAAGGCGCTCACCGCAGAGCGCGATTCCATTCTCGCCCAGGACACCATGTCCGTCGAAGTCGAGGCCCGTGGCCACGAAGTCGCCAACGAACTTGGCAAGCTCGATGCAGAGATCCGCGCAGCGCAAGTGCGCGAGCGTTTCGCTTCATCGTCTGCCATTGAGAATCTCGGCAAGAAGACCGAAGAGCGCTCAATGGACATCCGGGCTACCAAGAAGTACGAGGATCAATTCGTTAACTACCTCCGCACCGGTCAAATTCCGGAACAGCGTGAACTCATCACCTCTGCGTCAAGTTCTATCTTGATCCCGAAGGTGTATCAGGATGCGGTTCTTAAGTACCTGAGTGCCAATTCCGTGATGCGTAATCTTGCAGACCTTCGTACTGGCGTTCAGGGCTACCAAACCCTGCGGTTCAGCACGCTAAAGACTGCCGATTACACATCCGCCTGGACTGAAGCCGACACTGGCACGGTGCAAACAACCGCCGCTGATCCGTTGTTCAAAGAAGTTCCCCTGGCACCGATCCCATGTTTGCCAAAGACTGAAGTTAGTCAGCAACTGATTCTGCAATCGGACGCTGGATTTTCCGTCGAAATGGAAGTCACCGACCACTTGCAGCGGCAGCTACTTCGCAATCTTGAGTGGGGCTATATCGGAGGCACCGGCACGAATGCACCGACGGGCATCTTTACCGTCAAGGCATCGACTGGTGTGACCACCGATATCAACATCACGACTGCGACGGCCAGTGCTGGACTTACACGCGCCGCAGCAGTTGCTGGCGGTGCAACGATTGCAAACCTTCTCAACATGCGCTACACGAAGTTGCCTGCAGCGTATTGGGGATCTTCTGCTTGGATCCTTCCGCAGGACACTTACGCAGCAATTTCTGGACTGCTGGTCAATTCGGTTCCGATCTTCGTTCCAAGTTCGGATTACCAGACCCTGCAGAACGCGGCACCGTTTACCTTGATGGGGCTCCCGGTTTATGTAACGGAATATAGCCCTGTGCACGTTGGTACGGCCAGCACCGGCAAGAACTGCATCGCAGTGTTGGGCAACATCTCCGAAGCATTCGCAATCCGCGAATGGGGCGGCATGTCCATCACCCGCGACGAGTACTCGTTGTCCGGTACGGCGCGCATCCGTTACCAAGGCATGCAGTTTGCTAACTCCAACTTCACCCGCGTCAATGCGCTGGTGCAGTTGCAAGTCACCAACGCCGCTTCGTAATTCTGATCCTCTCATCCTTTGGGTGGGTGGGGCTTCGGCTCCACCCCCCCTCAGCGAGGAACCATGGCTCTAGATATTGCAAAGTTCCGTAGCTGGGCCCGCATTCCTCACACGGAGGATGACCCGGCTATTGGCATTGCTTGGTCTGCCGCCGTACGCGAACTAGAAGAGCGCACCGGTTGGTGCGTGGAGACTGTCACCAGGACGCAGTGGGTGCCCGTAGCTCCTGTGAAGATCTACGGCGGTCTGTACCTCCGTCTAGAGCGCCAAGGCGACCTGGCGGGCACTACGGTGCTCTACAGCGACGATGCCACGGTGCCCCTCACCGGAACGTGCTCCAAGATCATGATCAACGGTCTGATGTACGTGGATATGGAGATCGCCAGCTTGACCTATCCGGTCACGTTGACGGTGACCGCCACGAGCGCCGCGTTGAATCCATTGCTTGAGATGGCGCTCCTGCAGCGCGTCGCACACCATGTTGCGAGCCGCGGCGACGACACCGTTGCCCTGGACTCGACCTACTGGGATCGAATCACTTCAATGATGGGTAAGGGGATTGGTTAATGGCATCAGGCCATGTTCCATCCGGAATGATGCGCCTCGTTATGACGGCGCAGAATCCAGTACGCATAGTCGATGATTTCGGTCAAGCGTCTGAGTCATGGTTGTCGTTTGCCGTATTGCCAGTTCATGTGGAAATGGCAAACACTTCGGATGTCACTTATAACGATGGCCCAGCGACGCGCACCGATTGGCGCATCCTTGCTCCTTGGCATCCAGGCATGAGTAACCGCAGTCGGTTGCTATGGAACGACAACGGCACTGAGCGCACCTTCAATCTACGGGCCTGCTGGGATCGTGACCAAAAGCGCCGACGTCTCGAAATTGAAGCCACGGAGATCACCCCATGAATGTGGTCAAAGTGAAAGTCGATACCGATGAAGTCCGGCGCACAATGGCGAAGATTCCTGCACGGCTCAATGAGTCCATTCGCAAGAAGGCAATCCGCGCAGCGGCAAAGCCATACACAGCCGCTCTTAAGGCGTTGTGGATCTCAGCTCCCTACAAGGGTAAACCTCCGCATCGGAAGGCAATCGCAGCGGCAACCAAACTGAACTCACCAAAGCGTATGGGCGGCGAAGGATCTTCGATCCGCGCTGAACTCGGCGTTGTGCTCGGCAAGAAGGGGGGATCGCGTGCCAAGGGCATGCAGTATGTCTACCCCTGGCTTGAGAACGGATTCAACCACAAGGCATCGGGCAAGTTCATTCCGGGAAGCCACCGCAGTTTGCAGTGGAGCATGGGCAACGTAAACGGATTTATGCAGGCAATCAGCCGAGAGATTCTGATCGAAGCGAAGAAGATATTGGGGGCATCCAATGTCGTTTAGTGGTGTCCATAAAGCGATCTACGCGATACTTTCTAACAGTAGTGAGACCTATGTAGGTATTCGCGCAGCAGGTGCACCTATACCTTGCTTCGTATACGAGATTACTTCGGCAACACTCGATGTACCCATGGCAGGCGTTCTAGGGAAGAACCATTGGACGATGGATGTCGAAGTAATTGCGATCGGTAATACGGTCGAAGAAATTACAGGGCTAGTGGATGACGTCGAAGCGTTCTTCAGTAGTGGCCCCATCAATGATCTTGTCAACACTTTGAGCATTGTGCTTGCCGGATTTAGCGTCGTGATGGGTATGGAACCCGCCGACGATGGCATGCAAGATGTCACACGTACAGCAACTATTCAACTTCACCTACTTGTCCAGGAGGACTAAATCATGGCAATCATTGCAGGCTACGGCGGATCATTCTCACTGACCCTTCAAGGCGGATCAATCGCGGTCTTTCCTGCTAAGAGCATCACTATTTCAGTGAGTCGCACGAGTCTTGACGTGACGACTATTGCAGACTTTCAGGAAAAGCGCGCACCTGGTCGA